TTCTTGGTAATACTTTTGACATCGGAAAACCAACTGATGCAACAGTAGGTGCAGCAAGTTTATCAACAGATTTTTTTGTAAAGAACGCCCAGTCTTTGACATCATTGTCAATGGCGGGCTCAACAAACGGAGCATTGGTTGGACCAATAACTATTAGTGGTACAATCACGATTCCATCAGGGAGTACATTTGTAATTTTATAATGAGTAAACTTGAGACAAATACAATTGATACAGTATCAGGAACTACTAATTTAACTATTGGTTCTACTAATTCATCTACAGTTACGTTTGAAAATGGTGCTGCAACAGGTCATAACTATCCTTCTTTTTATGCTTACTTGAATTCAACACAATCTATATCTGACAGCACTGATACAACAGTTCAGATGGGAGCAGAATTATGGGATACAGATTCTGCTTTTGATACAAGCACTTATAAATTTACTGTGCCATCAGGTAAAGCTGGTAAGTATTGGTTTTATGGTGCAATTCAATTACAAAATTTAACAAACGAAGATGAAGCAAGAGCAATGATATATAAAAATTCATCAACTAGATTGACAGCTTCAAGATATTTTCAAGGTCAAAATGGAACTATAAATTATCAATGTGGAGTGGCTGCTGATTTATCAGTAGGCGATACAGTAGAATTTAAAACAAGACAAGTATCAGGTGGTGCCAAAAATGCCGAAGGAACATCTGATGTGTCTTATTTTTTAGGATATAGAATAGGAGGATAATGGCAAACGGAACATTAAAAGTATCGAATATACAAACGAGCTCTGGGTCAGGGACTATTACCCTTGGTCAATCTGGAGAGACTATTACATCCTCTGCTACAATGGGTAGTGGAATGGGTAAAGTTTTACAAGTAGTTACTGCTACAGATTCTTCAGAAAGAACTACAACATCTACATCTTTTGTAACTGGTTCAAATACTCTTTCAGTAAATATAACTCCAGCTTCAACATCTAATAAAGTTTTTGTATGTGTAAGTTTAGGTTCTGGTAATAATACTTCTGGAGCACATACTTACACAACAATTTATAGAGATTCTAGTAATTTGGGATCTAGTCAAGGTTTTCTTACAAATTATCAAGGGGGAACTGGAGAGCATTATGGTGGTGCTTCAATGAGTATAACAGATTCGCCTAGCACTACTTCACAGGTAACGTATCAGGTTTATTTTAAAGTGTCTGGCGGAACAGGAAAAATTAATTCTTCAGCAGCAACAGGCACCATTACTGCTATGGAAATACAAGGTTAAAATTATGAATGATAAAGTAATAAAAGCAATATTAAAAATAAACCCAGAGGCACAAGTATCTATTACTAATGATGATATAAATACTTTAATTTGGGAAAATGGAACAACACCAATACCAGTTGCAGATATAAAAACACAAATACCTGTGGTAGAACAAGAAGAGGCAGATGCAACAGCTAAAAAAATAGCTGACAAAGCATCAGCAGATGCTAAATTAAAAGCATTAGGATTAACAGACGATGAAATAGAGGCATTTAGATCATGACAAGTATATTAAAAGTAGACACGATACAGGACGCAGACGGTAATAACATCATCAACGAAAGTGGTAACACGATTACTGTCGGTGCATCTGGTGATACTACAAATGTTATAGGAACATTAAATAAAGATGGTGTTGCCGTAGCCAACACTCCAAACTTTTCAGCAGTTCCATCTAGTTCACAAACAATATCAACTGCTTCATTTACAGCAGTAAATTTTCAAACTGAAATATACGACACCGCAAGTGCTTATGATGGAACAAATAAATTCACAGTACCATCTGGACAAGGTGGAAAATATTTTTTTAAAGCAAATTTGTCTATGGATAGTGTTTATGATGGAGATATTGTTATTGGTAATTTGTATAAAAATGGAAATGCAGATGTTGGTAGTGAAAATGAAAGTGTAAGAACAAGATATATAGTTCCTAAAGATAATACTACAGTTACATTTAATATTTGTGGTTTAGTTGAGGCTTCAGCTGGAGATTATTTTCAAGTTTATATATATCACAACAGAGGTTCTGATAGAACTTTAAACTCTGCTAGAAGTGGTTTTATTGGATACAAAATTATAGAATAGGAGCATAATATGGCATTAACTAGACTAGGACCAAATAATAGTACAAACATAACTGGAATAAATTTAACAAGCCAGGTTACAGGAACGTTGCCAGCAGCTAATGGTGGCACAGGTGCAACTAGCTTTACTGCGGGATCTTTAAATAAAATATCTTCAGCAACAGCTAGTGCTAGTGCAAGTTTATCTTTTAATTTAACAACAGCTACCTACGATAATTTTTTACTTGTAGGTCATAAGATAAGACCTGCCACAGATGGGGCGGAAGCTTATATTTATTTTTCTGAAGATAGTGGTTCTTCTTATTTATCAACAACAATGTATTCAGGCAGAGATTATGTGAAAATGACAGGTGGTTCATCAACTGGAGCTGAACAAAACGATCTATCAGGAGCAGCTCAATTAGCTACAGATTTAGGAAATGATGGAGATGGTAGTTGTCAAATTTGGTTGTATGGAATGGCAAACGCATATAGTGGTGCAAATAAATTTTGTAATGCAACATGGACAGCAAAACATGAGTCAGTAGATTATACTTGGAATACAGGATTTATTTGCGTTGGAAATAATGCAATCAACAATGTTAAAATACAAATGTCATCAGGAAATTTAACAACTGGTGTATTTACTTTATATGGATTGGTAAAATAATGAGTAGACATAAATTAGTAGATGGAGTTAAAATTAATCTTACACCAGCAGAGGAAGCTGAAAGAGATAATCAAGAGCAAACATGGCTGGCAGATAATCCACCTTTTGATATAGCTATGAGATCTTTAAGAAGAGAAAGAAATCATTTATTAGCGGAATCAGACTGGACAGTTTTACCAGATTCACCAATAGCTGACAAAACAGCGTGGCAGACATATAGACAAGAGCTAAGAGATATAACAAGTGGATTGACAACTGTTGAACAAGTAGAGGCTGTAGAGTTTCCAACTAAACCAGGAGCATAATAAATGCTCGGCCATACTTCCATATCCGCTAATGCAATAGCAACATCTATATTTGATCCAAATGTAGGTACGTAATGGCTAGGAAATTCAAAGCATATGTTGAAAGACCAAAGCCCAAAAAAAGACCACGAGTACATAAAAAAAATAAAAATAAATCTGAAAAAAGAATGTTTAAAAAATACAATAGACAGGGGAGATAATGTCAACACCAGATGAAATAAAACTACAGAAAGGGTCAGTAGCACCTACTCAGAAAGAACAAACAGGTAGTGCCAAAGCTGTTAGCCTTATCGAAAGTTTAGCAGCTGGTAAACCTAGTTTACCTACAGGCACAACTATATCACCACAATTACAAAATGTAAAATCACCAGAATTATTAACTGGAACTACACTATCAGGACAAACAGCAGCAACAGGTTTATCTGCAGCAGTACCTACAACAGCAGCAGCACCTACTATAGCAGGTCCTACACCAGGTTTAGCAGGTACACAAGTTACAGCCCCTACTCCTACAGCAGCAGCACAAACTACAGCTGCAACAGTTGCTGGTGCTACACCTACAGTGACAGCTGCACAAATGACAGGTCTTACAGCACCTGCACAAGCTGCAACAGGAACAGTAACTGCTGATGCAACTGTAAAAGGACAATTAGGTAAATTACAAACTGAAGTAGAACAAGCACTAGCATCAGGTAATCCATTACCTGTATGGGCTAGAGGAGCAGCAAAAGCAGCAGAAGCTGCTATGGCTAATAGAGGACTAAGTGCTAGCTCAATGGCTGCTGAAGCATTAGCTGAAGGTATTATGCAATCTGCTACACCTATAGCGGCAGCAGATGCTGCTACATATAAGCAGATGATATTTCAAAACTTGTCTAATAACCAACAAGCTAATATCACAAATGCACAGGCTTATCTTAAAATGGATATGGCTAACTTGTCTAATAAACAACAAGCCAATCTACAAAATATAAATACAAGACAAGCATTTTTATTATCAGATCAAGCAGCTGCTAACGTTGCAGCACAATTTAATGCTACAAGTCAAAATCAAGTTAATCAATTTTATGATAAGCTAAGTACAACTATTTCAGATCAAAATGCTGCTAGAACTGATGGTATGAGTAAATTTGCAGAAGCAGAAAGAGCTAAAGCATCTGCGTTAAATGCACAAAATACTATTGCGGTAAATGAGGCAAATGCAAAAAGAGAAGCTGCATTAAATCAATACAATGCAACTTTAGAAAATCAAAGGCAACAATTCAATATTAATAATCAAAGAGAAATAGACCAATCAAATGTAGTTTGGAGAAGAGCTATTAATACAGCTAATACATCTGCAGTAAATGCAGCTAATCAAGCTAATGCACAAAATGTTTTAAATCTTTCTAACTGGGCACTATCATCATTATGGCAACAGTGGAGAGATGAAGCATCTTGGGTAAATACATCTTCAGAAAATGCTAATAATAGAAATCATAATTTAGCTATGGCAGCTATGGAAAGATCTACAGCTTTTGAATTACAAGATCAAGCATCTAAAGATGCACTATATCAATTGATTGGTAAATTTGGATTTAATTTATAGGAGTAAAAATGAGTTTAGGTGATTTATTTAAAAATGGAATAAAAGCAGCTACAACATGGGTAGGAAACACAATAGGTGGACCTACAGGTGGTGCTATAGGTAGTAAAGTAGGAGAGTTTCTAGGTGGTGCTTTATTTGATAGAAAATCTCAAGGTGGTGGTAGTGGTGATTTAGATATAATAGATACTAGGGTAACCATGCCACAATTTGGTGGTAGAATGGGGGCATTTAAACCAGGTTTTGCACGAGGTAATACAGGATACCCTGAAGTTGTAAACTTTGCTACACTTAATTCAGCATGGGATGCAAGATTAGAAAAATATTACACAGACTATTATACAGTTAGAAAAACTGTTACAAAAACTAAAGTATAGGGAGTTAATATGGAAGACGAATTTGGAGAAGGTATAGGTAATCCTTTTGATACACCTATTCCTGGTCAATCACTAACGGACACCCCAGGTAATTATCCTTGGGAACATCCACCACAATATCCAACTATGGAAGAAGCTACAGAGTATTTGTGGGAAAAGATGACAGAACCAGAAAGAGCAGAACAAATAATTGCTATGCTAGATGCTGGTGTTCCAGTTGAAACAATAGCTAGAACTGCTTTATTTGGCGGATTTTTAAATGGTAGATTTACTCCAGATGTAGCTTTTACAATAGCAGAACCTGTTATGAAAATGATTGCAACTATTGGTGTAGTTGCTGAAGTTCCAAATATTAAAATGTCACAAGATGATGTCACCAATAAGAGTGAAATTAAATCTGCAGTACAATTAAATATACAAGCTAAAAAAACAGCAAAAGAATTGCAAGAAGAAATAAAAGAAAGTAAAGGTTTAATGTCTAAACCTAAACCAAAGGAGTCTAAATAATGGCTATAGATTTTGGTAGAGCAGCTAGGGGTATAGCAACAGGTTACATATCTGAAGTAGTTAAAGATAGAGAAAGAGCTGATAAAGAAAAATATGAAAATCTTCAATACGCAAAAAGACAATATTTTGAAGTTGATAAACCTGCATTTATAAAACAAGAAGAAGAAAGACAAAATAATTATAATTTTATATCTAGCTCATTATCTCCTATAATAGCTAATTATGGAGATGCAATAGGTGCAACATCAAATGCTGCCTCAACACAATTATTTATAAAACAAATTGGTGATTTAAGTAATGAAGATCAATATAGAATACAAAGCACATTTGTTGATAGAAAAAAAGGTAGAATTAAATCCTTTAATGAAAGAACTTCAGAGGTAAGAGAGTCACTTGTAAATCTGTCAGGTGGTCCTGGATCTATGAATATGATGAACTATTTTTTTCCTAATGAAGGAGAAGATCCAGCTGAAGTTGGTATAGGTCAAGGACAAGCTACAGGAACTATGGACACTCAAGCTACAGGAACTATGGACACTCAAACTGCAGCTGCAAGTGATATTCCTATGATGCCCATGAAATCTATAATGCAGATTGAGGGTGCTGGAGATACTAATAACTACAGTGTCATTCCATCTAAAGACAAAAAAGCATATATAGATAGTGCACGTTTATTGTATTTTGGAACAGAAACAAATCCAACTTCTGGCAGATTTAGAGATACATATTCACAAGATTATGATCCTGAAATACATGGTTCTAGTAAAGTTAATTATGGTTTTAGACAATATTTTACAAAAGAATATTTACCAATGATAGGAATTGTTTATGATCTTGATCCAATTTATGGTCAAAAGAAAGCACAAGCAAATGATGGTCAAAAATTTGATAGCTCTAATCAGCAAACAGATATAAGTGATCAAGCTCAACAAATACAGGCGATAGATACTTCTACTACTTTTAATTATCAAGGTAAAAATTATTTTATACCAGAAAGATTTAAAGGTCAAAGTTTAACTGAAGATATTAAAAAATCAATAGCAAGTCAACAAGAAAAGATGGGACCAACTGAAAATGACCCTAGAGTAATGATGGCTCAAAATGCTATAAATCAAGCAAGAGCACAGGGTGATGATGATGCTGTTGAGGCAATAAAAGATCAACTAAGAAAAGATTTAGGTATATCAAATTTAAGTGAACTAATAAAATAGTTTAATGGATAATCCGTATAATAAATTTTTAAAACAAGAAAGTGTTGTTCAAGAGGAGCAATCTAATAATCCCTATAATCAATTTCTTAATGCTGAAGATCGTGGGGAAAGTAGTTTTTCTTTATCTACTGAAGATCCACCTGTCGATTATACAAAACCTTATGAAATGCCAGATGATTTAAACCCTTATGAACAGTTTATTAATAAAGGTGAATTTGGAACGGGAACACAGGAGGATGTTGATTTAAGCAAAAGAATATCTAATGCTTTTAAATTAGGTTTTGCTGATACTGTTAGAGGTGTGAGACAAATGTCTACATCAGATAAAGAAACATTAGATAAATTAAGAGCAGAACAAAAACAATTATATTCTGATTTTGATAAACCTGGTGGGGGTTTAGTTGCAGCAGCATATTTTGGTGGTGCAATTTTAGATCCTGCAGGTTGGTTAATACCTGTAACAAAAGCTAGAACACTATATAAAATGGCTAAGTATGGTTTTGTTACATCTGGTATAGCAGGTGCTTTAGGGTATGTAGATGAAGAAAGTATTTTAGATACAAGGGCTAAACAAGCTGCTGCATCAGCAGTAGGAGGTTCAATACTATCTCCTGCTATAGGTGCTGGTATTAGAAAAATTAAAGGTGAAAAAATAGAATTAGGTTTACCAGGATTTAAAAGTGATAAAGATGTTGATGTAACTTTAAAAGCTGCAGCAGAAAATAATTTAAGTAAAACTCAATTATTTAATGAAGCTGGTTTAAACAAAAGAGATGTAGAAATTAGAAATAGAATTGATGTTAAAGAACCAGAAAATATAAAAGATTTACCCACAGATAAAGATAAAATGATGGGTGGTGTTAGAAAATTTTTCAAACAATTTACTGACATGTGGGAAAGTAAAGTTGGTAAACCTTTATACGAAAAAATTTCTGGTGATAAAAAAATAATACCTGGAATGTCAGGTGCAGAATTAGGAACTGGTGCTTTTACTGGAACTTATGCTTATCAAACAGCAGAAGATGATGCAACTACAATGAGTAAAATGGGTAGAATGGGTATAGGTTTTTTAGCTGGTGCTGGTGGTATAAAAGGAACTAAAAAATTAAGTAAAACTGTAAAAGTAAAAAAAAAGTTTGGTACAGATCAAGAAGATGAGGTTGTAGAAGTAACAGAATCTTTATATGATCTATTAGGTAGATATTTTATAGATAATTATAAAATGCCTTCTAATTATAAACTATTATTAGCTGAAGCTCAAGGTCATGCAAATCATGTTGCATCTAGATTTGCAAATTTATCTATAAAAATGAGAGATAATTTAACAGAAAATGAAAGTAAAGTTTTATTTAATATGTTAGAAGGAGATAATATATTTAAAGTAGATAATAAAGTTTTAAATGATTTATCAAAAGAAGCTAGAGATTTGATAACAGAAATAGCACAAGAGTATGTTGACATGGGTATACTATCACCTGCAACTTTTTTAAGAAATAAAGATACATATTTAAAAAGAACATACTCTAAATATAAAGATGATCCTAGAGAATTTGGAGAAGAATTAAGATTAAGAGGTGCTTATCAAAAAGTTACAAAACAAGAATACGAAGATTATTATAAAGATCAAATAGCATTTACAACAACGTCTTTAACTGAAAAACCAATATTTGAATTAGAGGATGTACCAGGTGCTAAAGGTAAACTAAAATATTTATTTGAAGAAGTTGCTGGTAAAAAAGAAAGATTAGAAGGTCATAGAGGTTGGGAACTTTTAGATACTAGTAAAAAAAAATATGATAAATTAGATCCAGGAGATGAAGTTGAAATTAGATGGGAGTTTACAAAACCACAAAGAGTAGGTCTTGGAGAAATAGAAGATGTAGCTTATGCAATAGCTGAAACTGGTAGAGCTTTTTCTAGCACATTACCTCAATTAAGATTTTATGATAATTTATCTAAACAAGGTTATACTTATACTAAAGCAGAATATGCAAATTTACCTCAAGAATTAAAAGATAAAGTTATTAAAATGCCTGAAACTAAAATTTCAGGAACTGATAGATTAAGATATGGCAGTTTAGCTGGTAAATATGTTCCAGAAGAAGTATACAAAGATTTAATATCTGCAACTAAATTTTATAATACAACTGGAAAAGGTTATGGTAAATTTTATAGAGAAGCTAATTCACTTTGGAAAGTGTCTAAAACTGCATGGAATCCTACAGTTCATACTAATAATATTGTAAGTAATTTTGTATTACATGATTTAATTGATGCAGATTTTAAATATTTACCTAGAGCTTATAAAGCTCTAATGGGGTATAAACCAGATGAAAGTATTGTTAAAAATTTAGTAACAGGTAAAGAGGGTCAATTTGATAGTAGAATTTCTGATTTAGTTAAATTAGCCGAAAGAAGTGGTGTGTTTGAAGCAGATTTTGTAACACAAGAGCTTCGTAAAATTCAAGAATTAGGTGTATCAATGCCATATAAATTTGATGGAGATGCTTGGGCTAGTGGATCTAAAGCAGCATTAAATACTTATAAAGATATTTTAAAAAATAATCCACTAACTAAACTTACTGATTGGTATAGATTTGAAGATCATGTATTTAGACTTTCTGTATTTCAAGATAGACTTGCAAAAGGTTATACTGCTGCAGAAGCTGGTCTAGATGCTAGAAGATCATTTGTAGACTATAATATTAATGCACCTGCTATTAACTGGATGAGATTAACTATGACTCCATTCTTAGCTTATACTTATAGAATAGTTCCTATACTTGCAGAAACAGCTGTAGTTAGACCTTGGAAATATTTTAAATATGCAGCATTAGGGTATGGCTTAAATGCATTGGGAGATTTTATAGGTGGTGGAGATGAAAAAGCAGAACGAGCATTAATGCAAGAAAAAGAAAAAGGAAGATTTATTTTTGATTTTATGCCATTTAGACAAATAAAATTACCAGTTCCAAAAACTGAAGATAAAAAATTTGAAGGACCAACATATGTAAACTTAACAAGATTTGTACCTGGTGGTGATATATTTGATGTTGGTGGAAATGTTTTTCCGTATTTACCTGCACCTGTACAGCCTAATTTTGGATTAGCTGGTGAAGTACTAAGTTCTATGTTAGGTTTTGATATGTATGGTCAGAGAAAAACTAGAGGTCTAGGTATAAATGATTATGAAGATTTAAAAATTAAAACAAAAGATTTAATTCAAGATTTAACACCTAACATACCTTTTTTTCCTGGTTCATATTCTACGCAAAGAATACAGTCAGCAAGAACTGGCGAAGATCCAGCATATAGAGCAAAAGAAACTGAATTAGCAGCATTGTTTAGAGCTTTAGGATTTAAAGTAGAAATTAAATCAATAGAAAAATTAGAGGATTTAAAAGATTTAGAACTTAAAAGAAAATTAAATGCTGCAAGAGAGCAGATAAGAGATTTAAATAATAAACTTATTAAAGGTTTAATTACAGAAGAAAAATATGAAAAAGAATTAACAAAAAGAGAAGATTTAATAGATAATCTTGCTGATAAATATGAAGATATTTTTTCTGTATACAAAGTAAAAGATTACAGGCAGCCACTTAGAATAGATGAAATACCATCAGAGGCAGGAAAAAAAATTAAACAACAAGTTGAAAAACTTTTTGGTAAAAATTAATGGCTAAACAACCTAAAACAACCAGTGAACATCTTATATCCATTTATGGGTATATAACAGGTCTAAAAAGGGAGATTAGCATAATAAAAAATAACCACTTAAAACACATGCATGACGATATTGATAGGCTACATAGTAAAATAGATAAGATATTATATG